TAATCCAATAACCTCTCTGGCTTCGTTTCTGGTCATTATGCCTTCACGAACAGCACTGGTAACATTCTCGTATGTCTTTCTTTTACGTTCTGCTAGTGCTGGAATGCTTTCTAGCATATATTCAAAGCGTATATTCTCATTGAACATTGGTATTAACCACTCGTTTAAATCTGATTGTATCAATTTTAAATGCGGTATTATTGTTTCCTCGTATAGAGCCAACCTAGCTTCAGCTACATTGCTATACGTCTGCGCATCTGGAACACCCACTAACTGACTAGGCACACCGAAGCATAAAGCGATACTGGTTGCACTCATGTGCTTCAAGTTCATGAAATCCATGTCTTTTGGACTCATACCCATTTCTTTCCAATCAAAATCACCCTCTAAGAGCATAGGTCTACCAGCGTTGCCAGCACCTTGAAATCTATTGTTGAGGTCTGTCAGTAATTGCGCCCGTTGCCCTTCACTTAGATTGACGGCAAATCCTGATTCATCTTTAGGTTTAAATATAACAGCCCCAGATGGTCTAGCCCCGTTGTTTAATAGATTTATATTGTGCTTACTGGATAGGTTATGCTGGTCTACTTCTACTGCCGCCGCACTCAATGGCGAACAGCCATAATAATCATCTAATGGATTCCACAATTTGATGTGTTTTAGTTCACTATATCCAGTGTCTTGGTCTACTTGGAATGACTGTTGCACTCTGCCGTTAATAACATAATCATAACTTTCAGGTATTGGTTTCTTACCGCCATTGATAACAATTCTATCTGGTCTTAATAAATGCAGTTCTTTTGGCTTACCTAGTTCTGACCCTACCTTCAGTATATAAGCGTTGCCGCTCAACAACAAAAAGCCAAATAAGGCATTAAAGAATTCTGAATTAGATTGTAATGGGTTAGGTCTGTCTATTAATGATAGCAATGGGTGTTGTTCAAGCATTGTATCACCGCTTTTTATGCAGTATTCAACCGACCCCGCACCTTTGGATATCTCATTGACACATCTATATACTATAGCGTTCTTTAGATAACCTTCACGCGCTAGGTCAGAGTATTTGTATTGTTTTGATTCCCCTGTGCCGACTCCAAAGTAACCTACCATGTTGCCCGCTCTTTTTATCTCAGTGTTGCCTGTAAACACATTTTTTATATTATCTAACAATGCCATTAGCTTATTCTCCAGTTGACGATGCCTTTTGTCTTACTTATCTCTGACAATCCCCAGACTAACGCATCTAACCTATCTGGGCTAGGATTAGTTTGCCCTATATAAGTACACATTTGTGTTTCTAATTCCTCAAAAACACCAATATGATGAACGCGCCTTTGCTCATATAAAGCGGCTACTGGTTCGGCTCTCACCATCTTACCCCTTGACGCTCTCACTGACCTGTACGGTACATTACTGTCTATGTTTCTCAGCAATCGTTCCACTAAATCACCACCATTATTAACTTCAGCTACTATTCTATCCGCTTCCCAATCATAGTAAGCTCTTATTGCAATCTTACCCCAAGTATCAGCAGAATGCTTGCCTGATAAATCCTCTAGGACATAATACTCATTATTTTTATCTTTACCAACAACGACTATACCTGTTTCATCTGAGTTTTCGTTATTTGTTACTGCTGGGTCAATAGCTACTATTATCTGGGCAAGTTCTATTTCTGTGTCGTTTGGCAATCTAGTTTCTTCAATCATATTATTAGACCAGAGCGCCCCTTCAACATCATCTAGTATTTCCGCATAGAGTTCTTGCCTACCTAAAGACGTTCCTTCGTACCTTGAACGCATCATGTTCAATGCTGATTCCGCCAAATTAGCTTCATTCTCAAATGTATTACCTTTTGTCACCGATACATCATCTCTTTCCACTAAACTTTTTAACAGCTTTGTTGGTTTTGGCGTAGTTGTTATCACGCATTGTGGGTTTGTACCTAGCCTCAGACCAAACATTAATTGATCAAAAGAATCTGGGTACTGCCACGAACATAGTTCATCACACCAAGCTCTATGAAACTGACTACCCCTCAGTCTTTCAGGATTTATTGCCGCATAACCAACAATTTTTGATCCATTCGCAAGTCTTATTTCGCATATTGATGCAGAGTACCCGTTTGTTGCAAAATCAAGGTCACAGCACTCTTTTGGAATGATAGACAATAATCCACTGTTACCTTGAAAGCATACGCGCCTTAAATCACCAAATGTAGGGGCTACCACTGCACAATAGCTGTTAGGATTTCTTAATGCGTACAGAGCGATGTCCTGTGCGCCTGTTCTAGTTTTACCCCATCCACGACCAGCGAGTATGAGCCAGATGAAAAAATCCTCTCTAGGCGGTAGCTGTTTCGGTCTGGCTGTCTTTAGCCACTCAGTGTATAGCTGTATCGTTGCTGTTTCTGGTGCGTTGTTCTGCAATTGAGTCAAGCAGTTCCATAGCGCTGTTGAATGCGTCTGTTTGTTGGAGGTTTGCATTTAGATTTATGTTATCCGTTGATTCACCCATAGCAAGTTTTGCAAACTTTTGTGTTTTCATTGCCGCGCCCGCTAATGAGTCAAGTTGATTGGGTGTAAAATCTTCTACACTTGAATTTTGACTTTGCCTTATCACTTGTCCTACTCTTGCGAGTAAGGCTTTAGCAATATTTATACAGGCAGTGTCAAATTTTTTGGCTTCTACTGTAAACTCTTTTATTCTTTTTGAATCTAACTCTTGCTCATATTTTTTTTGGAACTTTTCTTGATCTTGCTTCCAGCTTTCTCTTTGTGCAAGTTTATACAGTGTGTTTTTTGATAAATTGTTAGCCTCAGAGAGTTCCTCAATGGTTGCTAACCTTCTAAATCCCTGTGAATCAGCTTCCCCTTGCACATACGCCACCCTCAACTTTTCTTTCAAGTCAGATGTAATTTTTGCATATGTTGTTGTTTTGTTAGCCATTTATTGTATTATTCTGTACTAAAATGATTTTTATAACAAATTTATTTACTTTTTAATTCATCGTATTTTTTTTGATTTGACTCAAGTACAGCTTTTTTACCTGTAAAGTTTTGCCATCTTGTCACAATTACATCAGCAAATTTTGGGTCTAACTCCATCATGTAACATTTCCTTTTCGCTTTTACACTAGCTATGAGTGTACTGCCAGCGCCACCAAATAAATCAAGCACAAGCCAATCTTGTTTTGAAGAGTTCTGTATGAGACCTTGTACTAGACCTATTGGTTTCATTGTAGGATGAAGTTCGCTTCTAGTTGGCTTATCGTAATTGATCACTGATTCATCAAAATTTCCTGACATTTTATTTATAATTTTTATTAAATCTTTTTTATCTAGATTTTTATAATCTGGTCTATCTTCTATCACAGTAGTCTGTGTAAAATCTTGACAATAGTAATGACCAGCGCCTTGCTTCCATCCATATAATATAGGCTCATGTTTCCAGTTGTAATCGTTTCTGCTTATGACTGCATGTGACTTATTCCATATAAGGTTCTGGGAGAGCTTGAATCCAGCATCTAGAAATGATTGCGTAAAACTTGCCCTTTCACTTTCTGAGTGAGCTACATATATGACCGCGCCCAGTTTCATATTTTCATTATATCTTTTGTATGTCTTGTCAAGGAAGTGCCTAAACTCAGCTTGACTCATATCATCGTTCATAATTGTGCCAGCTAGTTCACTCTCAACTGCCACATTATATGGAGGGTCAGTGAATACCATATCTGCTCTATCACCATTCATTAGTTTCGCTACTGATTCTTTATCAGTTGAGTCACCGCACATCACTCTATGCCGACCCATAAGCCATACATCGCCCTCTTTACTTACATGCTTTCCTTGTATCTCAGGGATTTCATCATCATCAGTCAATCCTTGTGTTGCCAAATCTTCAAGGTCTATGTTGATATCTAAATCTTCAAGTTCTTTTTTTGAAAAACCTGTATAGGTAATATCATAATCACTTTCAAGTAGATTAATTATCTCACTGGTCAGAAGGTCATTATTCCACTTTGAATATTCCGCCGATTTGTTGTCCATTATTCTATAGGCTTTTATTTGTTCCTCAGATAGCTGATTAGCATAGATGCAAGGTATCTCAGTCATACCAAGTTTTTTTGCCGCCGAGTATCTTGTATGACCAACAATTATTTCATTGTTTTTATCTAGCACTAGAGGTTGTTGAAACCCAAATTCTTTTAATGATTTTTTTACAATACTTACAGCGTCATCATTTTTTCTTGGGTTGTCTGTATAAGGTATTATTTGTTCTGTTTGAACTTGTATTATATTCATAGTTCCCTCTGGAAGATTAATATATTCTATCAGTTTAGTATTTTGTAGTCTTTTGTCAATACACCTACTTCTTTACTACCTCTGAAATGAGCCTTGACGAATGTTTTTTTGCCTGTTTTATATCTTCGCAAGTGCTTTCTTACACTATGGAATACAGTACCTTTTGATCGTTGCCCAGATGATTCACTGCCTGATGGTGATCCATACATGTCTAGCTTTAATGTCTTATGCTGATACTTAGGTCTGTTCCTCAGTGCTGAGTCTTTATGATTTTTTAATTCTGTATGCCCTACCGTATTGTTAGGTCTGCCAAGTACATCCTTATCTATGGTTATTTCTGGATAATTCAGTAAGACATTTAGTTGTACAATGCATTGTGAGATATGCGCTGTCCAATTTTCTAAACTATGATTCGTATATTTACCATCGCTGTCAGGGTTTGTAATAATCCTATCTTCAGGACAGGCTTTTATCCAGTATGTGTATTCTGATTTGTTTACCAATCTTTCTAAGTATGGACTCATTTGATTTTCGTCATGGTATGTATAGCCATAAGATGACATGTCATGCGCGAAGGTTCTTTCGTCTTTTCCATATAATATCATTGATGCAGTCAATACATCTTGGTCTGTATCTTCTGTTTTATCTCCCAAATCTGCAATCAAAATATTGGTTACATACTTATCTGTCTCATGCTGGATAAAACAGCTTTGGTAAGGTAGATATATTTTTAAATCTTCTACCACATTTTCCATTTCGGTAGGACTCAAATCATTCTTTATATCTCTAGCGTCTATATAGAATTTCATTGCTTGCTGGATTCGTCTGCTCATACGATAGAAGTATTCTCTTTTATTCTTCATAGGCAAATCAGGTTTCGTGCAGTCATAGTGTTGCGGCGATCCCATTTGCTGTATCCATTCATCACTTTGATAGCCATGTATTATTTTTTGAAGGATTAGGTTATTCATGAACCTACCTTGCCATGCATAAACTCATGCGCGTCTTGCCTATAATCAATGATGCCATATTGGTAATTATCTACCCCATCTATATTTTGGATTTCTGTAATTTTAATTTTTAAATAAACTGGCGGGATTTTGTTATTGCGATCTGGGTACATTCTATTTATCGCCTTTTGATTGATGTCTACTAAGTCATTAAAACTGGACACCAAATCGCAATCTAATAAAAATGATTCATTGTCTTTGCTGGATTGCCTAGCAATTTTTGTATAAATGTAATCACAGACCCGCTGATTTGACCTTATCATTTCTAGCAAGATTTCATCATTCACTTGTTTTGTTACCTCAACTTATTTTTAATACACATACAAGATAGCACACGAAGGTTCTCATTGCAAACAGTGAAACTTGTTTAGCGCAAAATATTCACTTTATA